AAATAATACATTAACATTAAGAAAAGCCGATAAATTTGTTAAAAATACTTTATTTAAGAGACTTCAAGATCCTTTGGAAATTTTAGGCAAAGAACAAGGTGCATTAATACAAAATATTGGAACAGATATATTAACGCCATCTAGAAGAAATCGAGTATATGATGAAATAGATAAAGCAACAGAGAAGCTTAGATCTCAATTAAATAATGAAATAATTAGAAGAGAAAGATTAGATGCCCAGCTCGCAAATAAAGAAATAACAGAAGAGCAGTATCAAAAAGATATAGAAAAAACAATTATTACCGAAGATCAATACAGAAAAAGATTAGAAGCTCTTCGCGAAAAGATATTATTAGATCAAAGAAGAGCTGGAGGAATATTTGCCGAAGACTTTAGAGGAGGAAGACAAGAAGCAAGAGAGGCTAGAATTCTTGGTCAACAAACTCAATTAGAAGATTTTCCCGCTGCATTTTTTGATGAATTTGATTTTAGAACAGAAGATTCATATAGACAAGCTCAACTTGGAGCAGCAGATACAGCAAGAACAATTAAAAGTGAATTTAATAATGCCTTCTTATCTTTTGCCAATGGAACAGAAACCGCTAGTGACGCTTTTACAAAAATGGCTCTTAATATAAGTGATAGAATACAACAATTAGCATTAGACTTTGCAACAAATCAAATTTTTGGTTCCCTTTTTGGTAGCACTAGCAATATCTTTGGTGGCGGTAGTGGAATTGGAGATTTCTTCGGCGGTCTATTCAAATCAAAAGGTGGAATAATCAAGGGATATTCTTCTGGTGGAAATGTAACTGGTGGATCAGGCACAAAAGATGATGTTCCTGCTATGTTAAGTGCTGGAGAATATGTTGTAAGAAAAAGCGCTGTTAATAAATATGGCCCAGAATATTTGCAAATGTTAAATGAAGGAAAAGTTCAAAAACGCTTTATTGGTGGCGCGTTGTTATCTCCTGCACTGGGAATTACAGCAGGAGCATTAGCTCAAAGTGCACAAGCTAACCCTACAGGCCCAGCGGCTACCATGCTTCAGGGTGGATTTTTCAATAAAATTGCTGGTTTTATGAACGCAAAAGTTACAAACCCAGGAATTCAAACTATATCTAATGCTATAACTCCAGCTCTTACGAGTCGAAAATCTATGACGAGTATGATGGGTACAAGTCAACAATCTATGAAAGCAGCCCCTGGACAATCAGGACGAATAAACCCGCGCGAATACGAAAAATTTGCTGGTGGAGGAGAAGTAGGATTTTTAGGAAAAAATTTCTATAAATATAATGATCCTCTTTACCCAACTGGTGGAGAATCTGTAATAAGTGAAAATCTAAGCCTTCTAGCTACTTTAGATGAAGATAATCCTCAAAATGCAATAAGAAAAGAAAGAGAAACGACTTTATTTAATTATTTAATATATTTAAAAGATTTAAAGGAAAGAAATGAAGAAGCTTATAAAGAAAATCAAAGATTAAACAAAGAAATCAGAGACAATTATAATAGTCAACAAAAGCAGAAGCAAACAGGAGCGCTTATAGGATTTGGTTTAGGAGTAGCGGGCGCTTTTGCTCCAGGATTTATGCCTGGCGGCAAAGACTCTTTCTTTGGTAAATCTTCTACTCCAAACATGCCCTTGCGTAAACCGTACACTCCTCCATCTCAGAATAATAATTATCCGCCTGATGCAAGAGGAAGATTAAAATTAGGTAAGGCTAACGGAGGACAAATTAAAAAATTTGCAGCAGGAGGATCAAGTGTAGATGATATACCCGCCTTACTTATGGACGGAGAATTTGTAATAAAAAAAGATATTGTAAGCATGTATGGCAAGCAATTTTTTGATGATCTCAACAGGGGGAGAATTAAAAAATTTGCTGAAGGAGGTCCTGTTGGAAATTCAACTTCTTCTTCTTCCTCTTCAGTTCCAGAATCAAATCCTTCCGCCTACTCGCCAGTAAATAACATTAATATAACTGTTAATGTAGCAAAAGAACAATCACAAGTCGTATCTCAAAATGAAAACAGTTCTGGATCAGAAGAGGATGGAAAAGAAGAAACAGTTAAAAATAAAGAACTTGCAGAAAAAATAAAAGGTCAAGTAATTCGAGTGCTAACAGAGCAACAAAGGCCTGGTGGAATGCTAAGCAGCAGCGTATATAAGAAAAGATAAAATTAGATTATAAATTTTGCAGAAAAATTTATTAGATCTTTTTCAGATAAAATTTGATTTTTTTGTAAATTTTGATTTAAAGATAAAAAGTTCTTTAATTTTTCTAACGGATATTTGTATTCAAAAAGAAAAGTAATATATTCTCTATCGTTTGAAAGAGTTTTGTATTTTTCTATATATTTTAAATTTGCGCTCGATTCAACATAAAATTTTTCTTTTTCAAAAAAATTCGTAATAAATTCTATGTACAGGAAACATTCTGTTTCATTCTCTTTAATTTCTAAAATTTTAACGTCTTTAATATTTCTAGATTGGAAATAATCTAAATCCATATTAATATCTACATATTTAGTTTGGCTTTGATTGTAATACCCAAGATGATCTTTTTCTATGTTATAACTATTATCTATTACGTCATCAGAATTTATATCTTCTGATAAACAAATCATTTTATTTTTCAGATCTTTATTTAAAATTGGATAATAATTCTCAAAATTAACATCTCCAATCTGTATTTTATCAATAGAGCTACTTAAACTTTCTTCGTTAAATAGGTATAAGTAATTTTGAAAAAATACTAATGTTTCGTAATTTATTGATTGTTTGTATATTTTTCCAATATTTATAATTTGTTTTTCAAAATTTTCTCTTAAAAAAGTGTTTATATCTTCTTCTTTTTCTCTATCTTTTAAAAATTTATACATTTCTGATTGCCATTTTTTTAGAGGTAAAATTTTAATATTTATATTCTCTGATATTTCGACTATATTAGATTCTATAAAAGGAACGGTAAGTAAGGTCGTAAAATTATTATTATCTAACCATTTTGAGGCAACGTTTTCAATAAATAGATTTTTAAGTTGAAGATTTTTTTCTACATGATTAGATAAGGTTGATAAGATTAAATATGAGTAGATTCCTTTTGATTCTGCGTATTCTTTATTTGACAACATTTTTATACTTAAAAAATCATCACTTCTATATATTCTATTAAATAAAATATTTTTATCTATGTCTTCTAACATTTCGTATTCAACATCTAAATTGAAATGCTGTTTGTCTTGATTATCGTATAATACACTAAAGTTTATATGTTTATAGAAACCAATTTTTTTATTATTTTCTTTGTATTTATTAAAATTATTTTCAAAAGGATAATCAAAGCTTGAATTAACTTGATTTTTATCCTCACTCCGATTATATTTAAGTTTTTTAGAGTTATTTTCTGAAGAAAAAGTTTTGTAGTTTGCGATCATATGATTATTTAAATTTAAAAACCTATCAATAATTAAATCTTTATCTTTCAGAGTCACGCTAAAAGACGGAGGAATACTACTTTTTGATAAAGTACCCAAAGAGTTTAATATGGTCTTCCATTCAAGTTTTATATTAATATTGTTATTTTTCATTTTATTATAATAAATTTACTCCAGATATCGTGACGCTATCTAGTGGAGCTTGGTTTATGAAATTAAACTTCTTTTCTACGTAACTAGATCTCTCATTCAAGAAATTTGAAGCATATACTCTAAAGGAATATACACCCGTATAAAGTGGGGTAACAAACGGAGGTATGGTGCCATTTTCCCAGTTTGTGCCATTTAATCCATTTTGTAATACTTCCGTAAACGAAAGGGTCTTTTCTAAAAATTGATTGTCTATTCCATCTCCATCAAAATTACCAGATTTTACATATACGGTATATAAAGAAACATATTCCGTATCTCCTGTTGGTAAAATTTGATATATAATACTGTTTATTCCACTTTGATTTTGTTGATAAGGGATGCTTGGACTACCTGTTGGAGCGTAATTATTGCCACCGTATCCTGATTTGGGTAGATCTCTAAATAAACCAGTTAAAAATAAGTTTGGTGGTGGAGGTATTCCTGGTTTTATCGGTTTATCTATTAGAGTAGCTGAATTATCAATGTTAAAATATTTTTGTTCATTATACATCAGCGCAGAAATACTAAAGTTGTTGTTTTCATTTTCTTTGATCGATAAAACTCTGTATTTTTGAGGTTTATCTAAAAATGGCTCTAGGTAATATCCTGGATAAACGCCTAATGATGGATTATTAATCTCGGATCGAGCATTTAAAACTCCATTAAAACTTGATTGATCAATTTCTATAATCCAATTAGTATTATTTAATAGATTATAATTAATTGAATCTAAGGGTTGTGGCAAGTTTAATCTTATGTAATCTTTATAAATTCCAGACCCACTTGTTAAAAAGCTCGATGGATTATTTATATTTATGTCTTGAATATGAGCGCGTTTTATAAATTCACTGTTAATACCGCTTATTCCATCAGATTTAATATCTGAAAATCCTGTAGAGTATAGATTTGCTAGGTCCGTACCGATTTGTAAATTATAAGTAGGAGTTATAATTTGAAATTTAAAAGATTCATTAATTCCAGTTAAAATATTTAAATTATATTGATTATAATCTAAATCTAAAACAGCGTGATTTGCGCTTAACTCTAATGTCCTACCCGCATATATTTTGTTTCTTCTATTTTGATCATATACAGAGATTACATCTCCAGGCTTTATATAATACCCTTCGAGTCCTACTCTGAAATCTACCATTTCTGTATCTTCGTTATCAGTAACTAACAACCATTTTCCTATTCTTCTCGCTTGAGTTTTAGATGTGCATCCAAATGCGCTAATTTCTTTCTCTCTTATTCCATGTTTTAATATTCCTTGTCTATCTTCAACATATTCGATTGCAGGTTTGTAATTATCATTCTTATCATTATACCTTACTAGTACCGTAGTACTTCTTGCTCTCCTTGAAGCGTCTGAATAAATAAATTCGCCGCCTATTACATTACTATTATTAAAAATATATATTGGTTTTTTTGGAGAATCTTGCGATGTTAATATTTGGCCAGCTGAATAGTATATAATGCCGCGAAAAATACTAGCCATATCGTTTAAAATTTTGTAAGCCTCTTCTCTAGTATTTATATACAAATTACAAGTAAATCTTGGCTCTAAGCCTCCGATTCCATTTGATACGAGCTCATCGCAATATTTAGAAATTTCATATAACGTCCATTTGTCCGTAAGATCTTTATCGATATATTTTCCAAGACCATATCTATTGTTCGTGATCATATCATAAAAGCACCAAGCTGGATTGTCTGTCCAAGCTAATTTAAATTTTCCATTCCAGGCACCATCATAAGTTTTCGTAATAGGATTATAGTTTATAGGAATCTTTACTTTTAATAAACGAAGATTATAAGACCTCTCAGGAATTGCACTAAAATATCTTGCGTCAAATCTAGAATATATTATTGCACAGCCTGGATGAACAAATCGATCAGAATATATTTCTGATATAGAATCTATTTGTGTCGTTGTTTGAAGTGTACTTCCTCCGCCTTCTAGAGTATTTTTTGTTAGTGTAATTGCCCAACCAATTTGATTTTTAAATAAACTAAAGTTTGGAAAATTTTCTGCGTATGGTCTCAGATTTATATGATATGTAAATACATTTGGAGAACTTTGGACTTTTCCCTCTACAAAAACTAAATCATTAGAATAAGCCGAAGCGGTATGCGGAGAATATTTAGATGTATCTAACGCCACTAAAGTATTGTCGTTTAAAACTCTAAAAATTTCGATCTCTACTTCTACTTCTTGAAATTCTACGTCCCCTGCTGTTTCTGTTCCGTCTAAAATTTGTTCAAATAAAGTCAAAACTTTTATATTCACTTCTATTGAACTTAAGTCTGTGTTGTATATATAATATGTTTTAGGGTATCTTATCTTTGTATTTGTATCTGAAAGATATGCTCCATACAATCTCTCTCCAATTGATCTTGTCGTGGTTGTTTCTAGAGGAATTTTAAATTTATCAACTTGTGAACCGTAATAATCATATCTATCTTCGTATAAATATATTTTAGGATTAAATACTGTATGTTCGTTATTATTTTCTCCATACGTGTATCTATAATTAACATATTGAAAATTAAAAAATCCCTTGACATCTGATACAGGAGTATTATTCCAATATATTGATGGAGATTCTAAACTAGAATTTAAGTTAGAAAATGGCGTAAAAGTTGCACTTGAATAACCTATACTTCCAGTTGTTTTATTTTCAAATCCGTAAGAATACTGTCCTGTGACAAAACCTTCAATAGGACCCTCGCAGACAAGATCTGCGGTAGCGATAGTATTGACCGATGTAAAGGCTCTTTGATTGTTTACGGTAGCGCTGGCAGGTGGATGTTCTACAAAAATTGATTTTAAATTTGGAGAACTTGGAGATATCGCTGATGCTGTAAATCCTGGTCCATTATTTCCACCATTTTCTTGAAATTTGTATATATCTGCATCGTTTAATGTCCTTATACTCGTCCAATAGGCATCAAATCCGCTTGGTCCATAACCATAGCCTCTGGTTTTCGAGGTAGAATACGGTATGCTTGAAGTATCTCCACCTTGAAATGAAAATGCTAATGCGCCAGGCCTGTCTTGAGCGGTGCTTTCTGGGAAGTTATAGCCACAGTAAGTAAACCCTATATTAAATGTATTTAATACGTTTCTAAAACCTTCTGCATATTTATTAGGACTATTTGCCATAAAGATTATATTTCCGAAGTACTAGGATTTTGACTTATTAAGAATCCTCTATTATTAAAAATATATGCTGGAGTTGCGTATAGAGATACTTGTTTTGTGGTTGAATTGACAGCTGATTTTGATGCATTTACATTATAACTAAAATTACTCATAATATTATGCCCGCCAATTATAAGTTCACCGTATCCAACTGGGACTGGCCCACCTTCTCCAACAGTATTGTTGGGACCATTAAATAGATAAGAACTTGGTCCACCAGCACTACCGTCTATAGCGTCGGCTTGCTGAGCAGTAAAAGGTACATTTGGAGGGGGTTTAGATAGTAATGAACTTACTCCAGCCGCAATTAAACCGATTCCAGCAAATAAGAGTCCAGGTACAGCAAAAGCTAAGACAGGAGCAACAAAAGGTACAAAGATTGCTGCCGCAATCGAAACAGCACCCAGAAAAATTCCGGCTGCCTTTTTTACGAAATCAAAAACTCCACTGCCAATAATTTCTGGTATAATGTCTATTGTGTCTACTCTTTCTGATATGTCTAAGAAAAATTCTGAATTTTTAAAATCTTCAATAGTTTCAAATTTGGGTACTTCATTAAATAAATTTTCTTTATTAACTAGAATTTGGTATTCAAATTCTTCTTTATTTTCTAAAAGAAAATTTCTCAACTTACCTGTGTTTGCCTCTATTGCTCTAAGAGCTTCAGAAACGCTAACAACATCTAAATCCCAAAATTCTCCAACTTCTTGACCTAATTTACCATGAATATTTACTTTAATCATATGTTTCTCCTGGATAATAAAAATTAAATTCATCCACACCAACGCAATATAATATAAAAGGTATTAAAATTGCATTAGAAGTTTGTATATCTAATTTAGAAAAATTTTTAACTTTACTTGGGTGACTATGATAGATATATTGTATTTTTTTATATTTACTTTTTGCTTTTAAAAAATCCAGTGGATCAATTTTAAAATTTTCTTTAGGCTCAAAAGATATATTTTTTACTGGGATACATAAATTTTTATTGTTATTTTCTATGACAAATCCGCATGTCTCATTGGGTAAATCTATAAAAGATTTATTTTTTATAAAATTGAGTATATCGTTGCTTATCATGACGGTTTTACCGCAGCAGGAAATCCACCGAAAGGTAAATACCCATTTAAGTAATTACCTTCATAATCTTTGGGAATACCATGCGCTTGTTCAGATATTGGATTTTCTGCTCCAGGCCTTCTAGGAAAATAAACTGGAGTTCCATTTATTCCCGTTAACCATTGAGAATTAACTTCGTTTGCAGTATATTGTACTGCTCCAGGTTTTGCTGCATAGATTGTTGAGTTTGCCCTTTGTTGAGCAAAAATTCTACTAATTGTTTGATCGTAAGTTTCTCCATTTCTATCCGTGGGCCAAATTACAGGTTTAAATGCTGGGTTCTTTAACCATCTTAATCTGCAAGAATTTACATTTTTTGCACATGTATCTGAAATCCAATAGTTAGTGTTTGGTGGGTAATTAAACTCGTCTGCAGAATGATTATTAATACAGACAAAATAATATTTTAATTTATCTTTTTCAATAAAAACAAAATCTCCAGAAACGTAATTAGCGGTATTTTGCCAGAGTCCAGAATTACCTAAGCCGTTAGTAATTCTGGCTGCAGCTGATACTGCAGCTGGCCCTTTAGAAAAAATACCTCCAATAAATAATTGGTCATTTTCTGTCGCTACTGGAGGTGCAGATTGTAAACCGCGAATTGTGGCGTAATTATTTTCAATACCAGCGTAACAGCCACTATGTTTTTCTGTTAGTCTTGAATTGTACTCATAGCAACAATTTTCTCCTCTGTATTGAAAGTTACATTTTTTTGCTAGTATCGTCCTAGCGGGAAGAACTATATTTTCTATGTCGAGTACAGAGGCTAATTGATACTCTACCATGACTTTATTTTCTGTAGTTTTTCTGTCTATATAATAGATTTCTTTTGGTAGCTCAACTTCATATATGCTGGATTGAGCATTAAATATGTTTGTTCCTCCTTGAAAATTTTCACCTTTTAAATATTTAACAAAAGTTTTTATTCTAGTGAACTTCGCCCCAACTATATCACCTAAAGATTCAATTTGCATTCTAATGTATTTATAAAAAGAGTTTAAAGATTTATCTGGACTAAAGTTACCCATTGCAAGTCTAGGTGTTGGAAGAGTGCCTGCGCTTGTATAATCAAATCCATCTGCTACTATTGGAAATGGATAATAAAAATTATTTTTCCATTTTATTGCAGCGGATGGGTTATTACTAATGTTGTATAAGAAATATTCATTGTATAGCCTTAATACTCCTCCATTCAACGGCTGCTCTCCCGTATTATTAAAGTTTTTTAAATTTGGCGATATTTCTGAAAGATCTATCTCATAGAAACTTATTGGTGTCGATGGTGTTAAAGAG